AATGTCAATAAAATTTTGTTCATGATAAATTGTTTTTGAGTTAATTAACCGTGTCAAAGATAGAAGAAAAGGTGCACTTTCACAAGCACACCTTTCAATCATTTACTGTTTATCGCCAATGATAAAGTATCAAATCATTCAATTGTTAATTTCTTTTCACTCCCAACTTAGCTCTATAAGCCTGTCGAAGATTTTCTACTACGATTTCCAAAGCATTTACATTCATGCTTTCGATGATTTTCACTCCCGGCACGTTTGTTCTCCAGATAGCGTTTCCGTTATCATCAATAGTCTGTTCTATTGTTGCGTCTGGGTAAATTTTTTGCAGTTTTGTTTTAGCTGCTTCCAGCCTTTCTTGATATGTTGCCATAGCTATACTTTTTGTTTTCAAAAGTAAGTCCTCTCCTATTTAAAAACAAATACTTTAACAAATGTTAATAGTGTTGTAACATTATACTGTTACATATATCTTTGCACCAACATGAAAAAAGATAGGGAAATAGAAAGCAGATTGATTAAGTCGGTAATGATATACCTTACAATAGATGGTTTAGCAAAGGTATGTGTACCCGACAATGAGATAATCATTGTTCCTATCGCAGTCATTCTTGTTAGTGTTATTTTGACACTAAAGGTTTTTGACTGAATTTCGACAAAATGTAACATTATATTTTGTCATGTAACATTAAAGTGTTACATTTGTGGCAGAATAAAGAAAAACGATTTTAAACTTAATGAAAAAAAATGGATTAAAAATTAAAGAGATCATGCAAGAAAAAGGTATTTCCGTAGCCCAGGTGTCAGAAAAATTGGGAGTAACAAGACAATCTCTTTATAGGTGTCTGAACGGAAATCCTACCATGAACCGGTTAAAGGAAATAGCTGATATTCTTGATGTTTCTCCAAAAGACTTGTTCAACGATGAGAAGAAGGATTGATTTATTGATAGCAACAAACAATATTAAAAAGAAAAATATGGAAACAAAATTTAAAAAAGGTGACATTGTACGGATCAAAAGTCTTGATTGGTACAACAATAACAAAGACGAAAAAGGGAACGTAAGTGTAACCGGCTACTCTTGTTCGTTCACAAAAGTATTAAGTGAATATTGTGGGAAATGCTTTGTTATTGATGAAGCAGGAGTCAAAGGTATCTATTTAAATGATATTCCTTATATATTTTACGAATGGATGCTTGAACCGGGAAAATACGAATTAAAATCTTTGGATATAACCAAAAATTCTTTTGGAACTAACAATCCTTTTATTTTCAATGCTGCAAAGAAACCTATTTCTGTTTGTGGTGTAATTTCAGTACCTTTATATATCGCAGTAAAGATTCAGGAAACACCAAAATTCCAGCCTTTTCAAAAAGTGCTTGCAAAAGATTCTGAGAAAGGGATATTTGATACTTGGCATTGTTGTTTGTTTTCTCATACTTCAAAAGAAGGCAAATATTTTACTTCTTCTGGTATGTGGGATGAATGTATTCCTTTTGAAGGAAACGAACATTTGATAGGAACAAAAGACGATCCTAAAGAATAATGGTAACTATATACCAGTTTTCGTAATTATGTTTTAAAGCATAAAGTAAATAGAATCCATTTTACTTTAATTTTTGTATATCATGCACTATGATTAAATCGTTCAAATATAGATTGAATCCTACCAAAAGTCAAACCGTTCAAATGGAAAAGACTTTTGGCTGTTGTCGTTATATCTATAATTGGGCACTTGATCTGAAAATAAAAGCATACCAAGAAAGCAAAAAGTCTCTATCTGCTGTTGATTTATGTAAAGAACTTACTTTTTTAAAACAAAAAGAAGATCATCTTTGGTTCAAAGAAGTTTCAAACGAATCTTTACAGCAATCTATAAGATGTTTGGATTCTGCTTTTACGAAATTTTTTAGAGAGCATACAGGATTTCCTAAATTCAAATCCAAACATCGTGACAAGTCAACTTTCAAAAATATCAACTCTGTTAAGATTGATTTTGAAAACAGTAAAATCAAAATTCCGATTTTAGGCTGGGTAAAGTTTTACAAAAACCGTTCTTTTGAAGGGAAAATAGGAACAATAACAGTTTCAAAATCTTCTACTGGTAAATATTATGTAAGTGTATTAGTAGAAGATGGAAATTCTTTACCCGAAAAGAATCCTATTACACCTTTTACTTCTGTCGGAATAGATGTTGGTTTAAAAGATTTTGCTGTTTTGTCGAATGGACAAGTTTTTCAAAACCCAAAATATCTTGAAAAATCTTCTAAAAGATTAGCTTGTTTGCAAAGAAGACTTTCAAGAAAAAAGAAAGGGAGTAACAGATACAAAAAGGCAAAATTGGCTGTTGCTATTTGTCATGAAAGAATAAGAAACCGTAGACAAGATTTTCTGCATAAAGTTTCTAAAAGAATAATCAGTGAGAACCAAACTGTTATTATTGAAGATTTGAATGTAGAAGGGATGTTGAAAAATCATTGTCTTGCAAAAGGTATTTCTTCTGTTGCTTGGAATGATTTTTTTTAGAATGCTACAATATAAAGCAGAATGGAACGGAGTAAATCTTATTAGAATAGGAAGATTTGAACCTTCTTCAAAAATGTGTTCTTGTGGACATATCAATAAAGATTTAAAACTTTCAGATAGAAAGTGGATATGTCCTTGTTGTGGCTCTGAAAATGATAGAGATTTGCTTGCAGCACAAAACATTAAAAAATTTGGCTTAGAAAAACAGAATCTTCTAAGCCAAGAAAATATTTCACCGGTGGTAAACCGGGCAGAGGACGCGGAGTTGCCGACATTGGTCGGAACAGTGAAACGTCAAATTATATCGGTGTAAACTGGTATATAGTTACCTAAATTAATCATCTCAAAAACAACAAAATATGGAAACGAAAGACAGAACAAAAACAGAAGTCTCTATTGAGTTAAGGGAAGTTCAAAGAGAAATCAATAAAGCAAGAAGTACAAGGAATTGGGCAAAAATTTCTTTTCTGAACCAAAAAAGAATACGCCTGCAAGAAGAACTGGATTACTTAAAATCCAAAGACAAGTTTTATTACCAAGAACAGAATATGGAAAAATCTCTTGTTTCTTGGGCTGCAAAAACACTCAATTTGTCACTTAATATGGCGGACTTGTCTGTCTATTATCTTGATCTGTACATGGCCCATTTTAAGGAAAGAGGGTTTGTTCCTACTGATGAATGGAAGGAAAAAGAAAGGAATTTTCGTAATGCAGCCAATCAATTGTCAGACTATATGAGGTATTTCTTCAAAGGAAAATCATCTGACGATAATTCTGAAAGCATGTCCGAACTTATGGACTTAATAGAAAGAGATTACTACACTGACAGAGAGAAGGTTCATCATAAACAATATGAAGATAAAGTATGACAAGAGAAGATTATACCGGATTTGAAATAGATAAACTTTAATAAAATATGAATATAGTTGAATTAATAAAAGAGTGTCCAAAGTACACTAAATTGTACACGATTACACATGGAGAAGTTTTGTTCGATCATGTTGAGGGCAACTGTATTGTTGTGATAACTGAAACATCAAACGGCTTTACAAAATATTTGAAATTGGATGAATTAGGCAGACTTTCAGAACACGGACAGACAGTTTTGTTTCCGTCAACATCAGGAACATGGGATGAGTTTGATATTACTAAAATAGAAATAAATTCTCCTTTTGTGCCAGGGCAAGTAGCTTACAACGAAGAATTTTGTTCATTTGGTTTTGTGGACATGAACGGTGTTTCCCTTAAAACAAATGAAGGACAAATATTGCCTATTTCCCGTTTGGCTACGGAAAGCGAAATTGATATCTGGAATCAGGAAAATCATAAAAAGCATCTGCATTATTCTCTTGCGAGAAAGAAATTCGTTTACTATTTCTGTCCTTTTGATAAGGTTCTTGTAAGACAAGACAGAAATAAAGAATGGGTGGCAGATTGGTTTTCTGCTACAGGAAAAGCACTTAGCAGCGAAAATCGCCTCCTTCTTGAAGTTCCAGAATATACGACATTTAAGGATGGAGATGTGTTAAGTAATAAAGATGGTGATTATATCTTTATTTTAAATGCAAATGGGGAATGTTTAACGTCTTTATATGCCTCTTTAAATCAAAATGGTATTCTTAACATAGAAGATGGTTTATCTGCTTGGAAAAATCACATAGAAAAATACAAATTTGCCACTGAGTCTGAAAGACAAAAGTTGGCTGACGCATTAAAGGCAAGCAAAGAACCTAAAGCTAAAGAGTATCTGAAACGCTTCTTCGGGATTGAAGAAAAGCCGAAATATGAGTTTAAGCCGTTTGACAAAGTGCTGGTAAGAGACGAAGAAAATGAAAAATGGCATATCAGTTTGTTTGCAAGGGAAATTGTGGACGATTCTGATGGATTGTCTTATAAGTATGAATGTTCCAATGGAACATGGTGGAATTGTTGCATTCCTTTTGAGGGCAATGAATATCTTTTAGGAACTGCTGAAAATCCAGAAAAATGAAATATATGGGGAATAAAAGCAGGATAAGAAACGAAATAATCCCTATTCTTCTAAAAGTTATACTAC